GCAAAAGAAAGGCTAATTAACTAGGTGTTTATTATGGCTTATTAAAGCCTAAAAAACCTTATTGCCTTAATACTTTAATAAATTGATTTTAAGCAGTTATTATTGCTTGCAATGTGATTGTATTATCTAGGCAATAATAATGCCTTAGAATTAAGATTTAGTGCCTTAAAAACGATTTTACATTTAAACTTTAAACTAGCAAAACATGAAAAGCCCAATTTCGCCAAATGATCAAAAGCAAAAATTTAAAAACCTATTATTTAGAATTATTCTAAAAAAGCACATTCGATGCCAAGGAAATCCTGGATTTCTGCCCCAAGCACATTTGGGTAAAAAAGCTGATAGTCCCAGGAATTTTTGGGGAAAAATTTCAAATTTGATCGGAATACTTTTGTGGATTATCGTTGGGCTTAATATTATTATCACTTTTTTAATTTATAAAATTTTATTTCAATAAATGTTTGCAAATATTATTAATAATTGTTTACATTTGTAGAAGATATAACACCAAGAAAAAAATGAAGATTAAAACGATAGAAAATCCTAAAAAAGCAGGTCGCCCACAGGGTGAGCCAACATCGGTAATTTCAGTAAGAATCCCAACCGCATTAAAGAAAGAAGTAGATGAGAGATTCGGGATCGGTTGGCAAGGAATGTTTAAGGACTTTATTAAAGTCTATTTAATGGACAAAAATTCCACAATTTAATAGCAGTAGATTGTTTTTCATATAGTTGATAGGTTAAAGGTGATTATTTAAAGGGGTAGAATTTTTTTCTGCCTCTTTTTTCAAAATTATTTTTTCCTATTTAAAAAATGAGGCACTTTTTTGAAAATCATAAATCTGGAATTATGAAGCACCTTGATGAAATTAACCACAAATTTGTAGCTATTGCCTATTGGATTATAGCTATTTGCTCGGTTGTTATACTACTTAAATGTTGCAACCTATGACACCGAAAGAACAAGCAGAAGAATTAGTCAATAAGTTTAATTATGGCAATAAACATTTCTTAATGCCTGATGCAAAACAATGTGCATTAATTGCAGTGGATGAGATTCTTGAAATATGTTCACTTGATTGTATATCCAATTTACATAATCATGAATTTGAAGCCAAGTTTAATTATTGGCAAGAAGTTAAAATAGAAATAAAAAACCTATGACACCGAAAGAACAAGCTAAATCATTTTATGTTCAAGCATTAATGCAAGGGTATAATGAAACGATTGCCTTAGAGATGGCAAAGTTCGCAGTTGATAAAGTTATCAATTATGGTGAATTGGATAGAATATCAGAGAGTTTTTGGTATGATGTATTAGAAGAACTCGAATCAATGTAATATGAAAATAAGACTAACAGTATTTATGAATAGGCTTGAAATTTTGCCTTGCATCACACTCCACAAATGGAATAAGAGTGCATCAATTTATTTCTCTTGGATTATTTTCTCATTAGGCTTCGGGATCAAATGGAAGTAATATACGGAACTGTACCAAGTAAGTCTAACTCATATCGCTTTAGTGGTAAGTTTATGTATAAGACTAAGGCTTTAAAAGATTATGAGGCTTCTTTTATTGAGCAATGTACTTTTTATAAGGGAGCAAAAATAGAAGGTAACATCAAAATTATGCTAAAGGTTTACTACCCTAATAGGAAATCTGATTTAGATGGAGTTACCAAAGCCGTACTTGATTTGTTGCAAAAAGTAGAGGCTTTTGATAATGATAATAAGGTTGCAGAATTATTTTTATACAAAGGATTGGATAAGGAAAATCCAAGAATTGAATTTTTGATTGAACCAGTAGATTATGTAATATAGTCAGGTGGCGGAATTGGTAAACGCAAAAGCCAACTCGTATTTGGAAGCGAGTATAAATAAGACAATCCTGAGTTCGTGGCTGACAAGCTGGCACTTGGGCTTACAAGTTCGAATCTTGTCCTGACTACTTAGTTTTTTTTAAAAAATCGTAGCGTCCAAACTTTGATTAACTAAAACTTGACTGATGGAAAGACATCATTTTTTATACCTTAATAGGTACAAATATGATGATATTTATCAACATTATACCTTAAAGGGTATTATAATGATGGATTTTTACAACATTTTTTAACTAAACCAAACACACAATGAAAGCAAAACTTAAAGACTTGTATTGGATCATGGTAGAATTATTCATAGCTATCATTTACATCCCAATAGATTATTTCAGAGAACTTTTTAACCTAAATTCAAACCAAAAATGACACAAAAAGAATCACACAAATTTCTTACATACTACTCGCTATGTAATTTCATGACCGACTTTATCGAAGATAAATGGTCAAATTCATCTCACAATGTTAAGAAAGTTAAATACCTAACTAACCAATTAAAAGGTGAATTAGAGAAGTCTATTAATCACATTTTTGAATCAAAGCAAAATGGTGGTGTAGATATGAATAATGTTCTTGATCAGTTTGTTAATGCCAGCTTTGTAATGGAGTTCTTTTTTAATGTAGGATTGGAAATGGACTTAATGGATGAAGATAAGAAAGTAGAGTTAAACGATAGAATGAACAAGTTATTGCAAGAATATAACATAGACTTAAATAAATATGAAGGTAGATAGCATAGTAGAATCAGTAAGAGAAGATTTGCATAATCGTTCTCAGGTAGGAATCAAAAAGTATAATAATACTCTTGATCGTGAAGATTTAGAAGCAACCGATTGGATTCAACACGCATACGAAGAATTACTTGATGGGGCTTTGTACCTTAAAAGACTAAAAGGTGATGTTAAGGAAACAAATGAGCAATTTGATGAAGTTGTCAGGGGATACTTCAGAGTAACAAAAGAATTATCTGTTAAAGAAAAGATTATCGAAACTCTTAATAAGGTTATTTTATCCCAGGAGCAAGAGATAAAAGAACTTAAAAACGAAAAATATTTACAAGAAAAAAGAAGGGCTTGGCATTATTAGAGCCCTTTTTTATTTTTTTTGATTAATTTTTAAATATTTTTTAATATTTATTTTGTTGTTATATAAATGTTTACTAATATTGTACAACAAACAACAAAAACAATAAAACAATGAAAAAGCAAATTTACTCAATCGAATTAATTTTAGCCCTTTTAGGGTTTCAGGTAGATGATTTCTTCATCATCTCATTTTGGAGAACAAGCGGAGAAACTTCACTTCAATCACACTATTCGGAAGAAATGTTCAATAAGTGTCAAATGTTATTAAATCAAGATTTCATTTATACTTATGATAATAACATTCATCAATATTTAAATCAAAAAATCAATTTACGAATCTCATTATCTTAATTTCAATTTAAACAAACACAATTATGTCAATTATCGCTAAATCAAGCGGAGGTGGAAGCATCGAACGCAAAGTAGTACCAGCAGGAAACCATGTAGCAAGATGCTACGGTATGATCCAAATCGGTACAGTGGAGCAAGAGTACAAAGGGGAAAAGAAAATGCTACATAAGGTTATGGTAGATTTCGAATTACCTATGGAAACGGCAGTATTTAAAGAGGGTGAGGAGGCAAAGCCTTTTGTGATCTCAAAGGACTTTACTTTGTCATTTAATGAAAAATCAACACTTCGTAAAATGTTAGAGTCTTGGAGAGGTAAAGCATTTACGGATGCGGAAGCAGCAAACTTTGATATTTCTAAATTAATTGGAGCTCCATGTATGCTTAACATTGTTCATAAGGCATCAGCTGATGGCACAAAGACTTATGCAAATATCACGGGAATCACTCCAATGCCTAAAGGATTGCAATGCCCCGATCAAATTAACCCAACTAGATTATTAGCTTACGATGCTTGGAATCAAGATTTGTTTATGACTTTACCTGAGTGGTTAGCAGATAAGATTAGTGCTACACCTGAGTACAAGGCTAAGTTTGCAATGGATACACCTAAGCAAGAAGCATTTAATTTAGACAAGGTTGAAGAAGAAGATTCTTTGCCATTTTAATTTACATTTTAAATAATAAATACAATGAAAAAATTTGTAAAGATTACGACAAGAGAAGGTGATGCTATTATTCGGTCATGGGTTGATATTGATATTATTGTTGAATTACATCAAAATTCAATTACCCAACAAGGCAATAATGAGGGCACTTTGATTTATTATGAAGATGAAATTGAAGATAATAAACAAATCAATATTATAAATTTTGCAGATACAATAGATTCTTTATATTAATCACAACACACAATGACACGAAACGCAAACAAATTAGTCAAAACTATTGAACGCAGTATTGGCTACAAAGCAAGATTTGTTTTCAAATTTGGAAACTTAGAAGAAGATTTAGAATCTGAAATTTTAGGAGTTACGGAATCGGGGAATATGGTTATCATTAACCACCCCGATCCATTCCTAAACTTCTCAATCATGGAGGAACATATTACTAAGGGAAAAAGTGAAATGTTGCCAAAATTAGTTAAGCAAATGTGTATCCCAATCAATAACATTTTAGCATTTAAGTTATTATGAGTAAATCAAAAGAAAAACTACCAATACCTAGAGGTAGGAGTTATTCGGAGTTGTTTCAAGAAACGGCAATTCAATTGAATAAAGATAAAAAACTCCCATACCGAGGCAGAGAATATACAATAGGAATTGTACAATCTCACGCATATAGCAAGATTAATGATCCACAAGTTGAAGAATATTTAAAACGCATCGCAAATGAATGGTATAATACCAAATGACACAAAGTGGCAAGAGCAACAAGAGATTCTCTCAAATGCCCATTGGGAGCAAATATTCCAACTATTAGAGTTCATGGTTAATGGGATATACCCAGATGACTTTGATGAGTTAAGCCCAAGTGGAGATGTAAGAGATTATTTTAAAGCCAAATATCAAGTAACATTTAAAAACTAAACCAAATGAACACACCCGAAATTATTGAAAAACTAAAAGATGACAATGAATACTACAATGGATTTGGTAGAAATTATTTATCAAATTCGGACATTGGTGTCTTATTGAGAAATCCAAAAATGTTTGGAGTGCATGGAGAAAAAACTCTTGCAATGCTTCAAGGAGGATATTTTCATACAGCTTGCTTAGAGCCTCATAAATTAAAAGATTTTCCTTTAGTTGATGCTTCTACTCGTACTACTAATTTATATAAAGATGCTTGCAAAGATAGAGGCTTAGACTTTATGCTTTTGACTAAGGAAGCGGAAGAAGTAGATTATATGGTGAAAGCACTAAGAAATAATCGTGATCTATCTAAATTAGTTTGGGATAATGGTTGCAAATATGAAGTTCCAACTACGGGAGTAATTATGGATTTACCATTCAAAGGGAAAGCCGACATTATTAATGGGGATATGATTTATGATCTGAAAACAACAACATCGTTGGATGACTTCAAGTATAGTGCTAAGAAGTATAATTATGATTCTCAAGCTGCAATCTACCAACAATTATTCGGGAAAAAGATGGCATTTATTGTCATTGAAAAGGGAACTAATCGCTTAGGATTCTTTCAATGTTCCGATGAGTTTATTGAAAATGGCTGGACTAAGGTTGCCAAAGGAGTTGAGGTTTATAACAACTTTTTCGGAGTGAACTCTTACATGGACATTAATCAGTATTACATCAACTCTTACTTATTTTAATTATGAGAATATTATTAGACCCAATTTTTAAATCAAAAGATAGAGTTTATCATTACAAATATGGTTGGGGAACAGTTATGGAAATTCATAATGGAGTAAACCAAAGAATTTTAATAGAGTTTGATGAGGTTAAAAATCTAATCCGTGAAATGAAAGCAGAAGAAAATCTTTTATCATTTGCCGAATACACTCTTAAAGGCTTCTCCCAAGAAAGACCTGAAGAATTGCCAAATAAAGGTGATATTGTTTGGATAAGAAATGAATTTCCAAGCGAATGGGAAATTGGATATTTTTTAAAGAAAGAAGGTAATACATATTATATTTCATCCTCTAAAGGCTCACAAGGGTGGAGAAGTGCAGGACTCGAAATGACAACAACTGACCCATACGAAAAATAATACAAATGAACACACAACGAGAAATACTACGAAATGAACAAGGTATCATAATCAATGAATTAGGAACAACCTTTAATGAATTTGGTCAAAACCTTTATAATCAATTAAATCTTAATTATTACAAACTTTATGGCAAAGCAATTAACCCAGCAAGAAAAAGCACTCAAAGACAATCGTTTAATGGTACAAAAACTAATAGAGGAATATGAAGAACTTAAAAGTATCCCCAATTGCAATCCTATTAGTGTTATCGCTTATAACTATTTTGTCATGGAGTTCAAAATCTCAGATGATGAACACGCAAATAGTCTTGGAATATAAATTTAGTGAGTTTGATGATAGTTTTCATGAAGATTTTGATTCTACTTATTATTACTACGGGTGTCAATACAATACTTTCAAACTAAATCATAAATGCAATGGCAAATAAACAAACCGCAATGATGCAGATGCTTGAGTTCATTCATACTTTAGGTGAAAACTATGAAAGTAAGATGCACGCAGTCCTATGTCAAGAAAAAGCCATAGAACTTCTTGAAATAGAAAAAGAGCAGTTAAAAGATGCTTATTCTAATGGTGTTGTTAGGCATCTACATAGTAAAACTATATTATCAGAAGAATATTACAACGAAACTTATGGCAAATAGACAAACTCCAGTGGAATGGTTAATTCAAAGAATTATTCATTCAAGTAATCTGCCAATTGAAACAATTAATGATCTAATTTTTCAATCAATAGCAATAGAGAAAGATGAGATTGGTAGAGCATACCAAGAAGGACTATTAGATGGTATGAATCACTCACCTAAAGATTATTATAATAGAACTTATGGCAAATAGAAACGCAACAATTACCCAAGATGAACTAAAGTGCCCAAATTGCTCATTTGACTACTCAAAGACAAAACTTGTTGAAAGATTTCTAAAAGTAGGGAATAAGGTGACAATGAGTTTTAGTTGTGATTGCAAAAGAAGATTGGTTATTAGGCACATGGTTAATTTTATAAAGATTTACGATGTAACCGAAATTCGCAATAAGCAAAACTTAAAAGCTAAAATGGATAGAATTAAATCTAAGCAAAATGGAGCAATCTAAGCAAGATGAATATTACCAAATGGCAATTGATTGGGTAAATGATTTTATTCAAAATAATGATGAAATGATTGATTTTAAATGTTTTGATGGTGTAACTATTTTTAATTCCCATTTGACATTATTAGTCTGGAAGCAAAGGCTTGAATTATCAAAGAATCGTGAAAAACACGCATCATTTTTAAAGATTAAGAAATTTAAAGATTGGTATAATGAAAAACAGAAAATATAGAGTCTTAGAAATAGATAATCGTTTTTTCCCGCAAGAGAAAAGATGGTTTTGGTGGGTGTATTTAGATAATATGGTAGAAAGCATTACTTGGAGTGGAGAATTTAAAAATCATTCAGAGTGCTGGGATTTAAATGAAGCAAAAGATGTGATAAGAAAGCGAAAGTTATGGCTAAGAATTAAATATAAACAACCAATAGTTCACAATTATTAACTAATCAACAACACAATGAAACAATTTAATATGTTTGGATCGGAATTAGATCCTAGTCAAGAAGAAAAGAAATATAGTTCAAAGATTGAGTCCCCAATTTATGAGCCTAAATATCAAAAGCCTCATATTATGGAACTTTGCGATAAATCTAAGACACATAGGCTATTGAAAGAGATTGATTCTTCGGATTTACCAATTGAAGAAAAGAATTTCTTAATGGATGCAGCAAGAAGGCATAATGTATTTAATTATGAGAAAATTGCCGATTATTATGCAAAGTCATCAAAAGAAATGCAAGATCTAATGGAAAGAAGTGGTCTAGTGATTATTGACTTTGAGAAAGCAGTACAAAATGGATACATTAAACTTTGTGAAGAAATTAGAAAACAATACCTAGAAGAATATGGAGAATAATTTTGCGGTGTTTATTCTAACACATGGTAGGCCAGATAATGTAAAAACATTAAGTACAATTAGAAAGTGTGGATACACTGGCAAAGTTTATTTTATTGTAGATAATGAAGATAAAACAATATATAAATACATTGAAAATTTTGGAGATGAGTTTGTGAAAGTTTTTGATAAAAAAGAAATGGCTAATAGTGTTGATGAAGGCAATAATTTTGATGAAAGAAGAACTATTACTCATGCTCGAAATGCTTGCTTTAAGATAGCCAAAGAGATTGGTATAACTTATTTTGTACAACTAGATGATGATTATTATTATTTCGGGTATAGATATGATACGGGAGCAAAAATTATCAAAAATTTAGATCGTGTGTTCTCAATTATGCTTGATTTTTACAAAGGTATTAATGCTAAATCAATAGCATTTGGTCAAGGAGGTGATCACATTGGTGGATTTAGTGGAATTAAGCTAAAAAGAAAGTGTATGAACTCGTTTTTTTGTAGCACCGAAAGAGAATTTCAATTTATTGGTGCAATGAATGAGGATGTCAATACCTATACAACTTTAGGAAGTAGGGGTGATCTATTTTTCACATTTACTAACATACAACTTGATCAAAAAGATACACAAAGTCAAACAAATGGAATCACCGATATGTATGTTCGATATGGTACTTATTGTAAAGCATTTACTACTACCATGATGCACCCAAGTAGTGTTAAGGTGTCAATGATGAATAGTAATCACCCTAGAATACATCATACAATAAAATGGATCAATACAACACCAATGATTTTAGACCATAAACACAAAAAATAATATGAAAACCAAACAATTAGCATTAGGTGATTTCTTGCAAGAGTTATTGAGCAAATTTCACTTCGCAATCAAAGATCAAGAATTACTTGATTCACTTAATGAAACAAAGTTAAGTGCAACCGAAGGGTTAGAATTAATTTATCACATTGATAAACCAATAGCAATTCCACAAATTCCAAAAGTGAATGCTCATGATATACTTAAATGGGTCGATGAAAAAGAGGAGCATTTCAATAAATTTTGGGAGATGTATGATAAAAAGATTGGCACAAAAGATGCAAAAACAAAGTTTTTAAAGCTACCAATGAAAGATATTGAGAAAATATTTGAAACTTTGCCACACTATTTAAAATCAACACCCGATATAAAGTTTAGAAAGCATCCCGTTACATACCTTAATCAACGCACTTGGGAAGATGAAGGGTATATGCCAAGGGGCATTAATAGACCAAATGTGGTGAACCCATTCAAGTTTTAGTAAAACAACAACACTATGAAACAATTAGACAAAGTAGCATTTACCGATTTAGATGCCGAAAGGGAAATCTTAGCCCTTTTAATGAATCACCCAAGCTATACAAAAGACATTCAAAAGATTATCACTCCCGATGTGTTCCACTTTGGAACAACTAAGGCGGTATATTTGACTTGTGTTGAATTATTTTCCGAAAAAGGCACATTCACTCAATCAGATATTATTATTCGCTTAAAATCAAAAGGAAGCAATGATTGGGTAGATGTAATGATGGCATCTACAACACGAACTCCATTAAATGCCCAAGAGGTGATCTATTACCTAGCCGAGCTCAAGGGTAAAAGAGATATTCTTGCAATGAGTAGAGAAGTAAATAATGCCTTAGTAAATGGTGAAGATTATTTCTCAATCATTGATAAGATAAATAAAGTTGCATCTACCGATATTATTCAAGATGATACAAATGAAGTTATGGACATGAAGTCTGCTTTAAGTTGTGCGGTTGAAAATATTGGGGATGTGATGACTAATGGTAGCTTATCAGGAGTTCCAACGGGTTACAACATCTTAGATAATGTTACAGGTGGTTGGTTAAAGGGTAATGTTATCCTATTTGCTGCACGACCTGGGCAAGGAAAGACTATTTGCCTTCTTGAACATTCACGATGTGCAGGAGAGATGAATAAAAAGGTATTATTCTTATCCTTAGAGATGCCTGTTGTATCATTGATATACCGAATGATTAGTGGGCAATTAGATGACTCAACTCCTTATTCTAAAATCAAAACGGGTAGAATTGATATTAATCAATTTAGCAATATCCAAAAGCAAGCGGTTACTAACCTTGAAAAGCTACCTATCACTTGGTACGATGGAGCAAACCGAGATATTAATTACCTATCCACTTTAATACAAAAGATTGTCCGTGAAAAGCAAATTGATATGGTAGTTGTGGATTACCTGCAACTAATAACAGATAGTTCAATAAGAAGTAACGATGAAACGGCAGTAGTAGGCTCGGTATCAAAAAAGATTCAACAATTGGCAAAGAAGTTAAACATTCCTTTCTTATGTGCAGCTCAATTGAATCGCCAATCGGAAGGGAGAAACTCTCACCGACCTAAGTTATCGGATTTGCGTTCTTCAGGTCAAATTGAGCAGGATGCTTCGGTTGTAATAGGCTTATACCGAGATGACTATTATAAGTACGAGAAAGCAAAAGAAGAAGGGAATAGCAATGTAGTGTATGACAATGTAATAGAATACATTTTCATGAAAAATAGAGATGGGGATACTCGAACCGCTGATTTATTTATAGATGTAGCAACGAGTAAGATTAGGGAGCTAAATCCTTCTTATCAATCTCCAGGATTTTAGTTTGATTTCATAGTGTTTTTTTAGAATACCCATTGACTTTGTTGGTGGGTATTTTTGTTTTTAAAAGCAAAAGTCGGAGATATTCCCCGACCTTGCTAACCAAACCACAACACCCAATGAAACACGATGAACGCATTACAAAGGTATCAAAAAATATGTGTTATCCTACAAATCTGACCATGCTCTTTTGAGTGTAAGAAACCTTCAATAGCTTTAATCCCTCCTACACCATAACCGTTGCGGTGATGCCATGAATCATTACCACTTGGGCTTCTTAATGATTCAATATTCAAGCCAATCATATCCCTTGAGGTTTTGTGATGGACATGATGGGTATAAAAATATCTATGCTTAGTTACTCCCCAATCAACTTTAGCCTCCTCAGCCATTAGTAAACCTAAGTCTGCCTGTTTTGCACCATCGCCATGAGTAGTACCAATAAGATTTTCAAAATATCGGTAATATTTCCGATGTGCAATTGAGCAATCGAATGTAATATTGGTAGAATGTCTAAACCAAGATTTGATTGCATCTGCCAAAAAGAAACCATTAGTATAATCATGATTAGAAGGATTGAATACTACATGAACATCTGCTACACTTGTTAGCTTCTCAATAACCTCAACATAAAGTTGTTTAGCCATTAAGAAGTTGTCGTACCACATTTGGCAAACATCTTGAGATGTACCCGAAGTTGTCGTATTACGAGGTGAATCAACATGGAGAATATCATTGCCAATAACCAACATTATTTGGTCAATGTTGAATCCTTTTACCTTTTGCAAAATACCCTCAACCCCTTCATGGACTCTCTTAACCGCAATGTGAGAATTGTAATCTTCACCAGATTCGAAAGCGGTAGCTAATTTACCAATATGCACATCGGCAGGATCAACAACGAGCAAATGTCCATCAACTAAGAAATCTCTTTCAATGTAGGGATATTTAGGAGAGTGAGCATCCATCTTCTCAATGATTTCATCTCTTAGATTCTCATAAGTTATTTGGTTTTTGTCTAAGCGAACCGCAACCGAATAATCCTTTGTCTTATCCCAATATAAGCTAACCCCATTTATATCAATACCTCTTTCTTCGCAATGTTTTGCAAGCCCAGGATTGTCTTGTTGTCTTGCTAACTTAGCTTCCATCTTAGAAATACCCTTACGGATTGTTTCAGGATTAAATGAAGTTCCTTCAGTTGCCCTTCTTGAAGCTAATCCCTTGCTAACTCCTTCGTTTTTGAATATCGCAAAAGCATCTAATACTAATTGCGAATAAGTTTTCTTTTCCATTAAGATTATTTAGGAAATATGATACGGAAGTAGATATACAATCCGATTATAAGTGTTTCAATAAGAATCGTAATTAATGCCCATTGTGGGATAATATTTGTGCGTACATACTTTGTAATTACATTTGAACTACTTGATAGCTTTGCTTTATACATTAGTTCATATACATTCACAATTGAATCAATGTCAATAGTAGCCTGAATCTTGCCTTTTAAGGAACGAATTATAACCTTCCCTTGTGGTAGGTTAGATTTGTAATAAAAGTCCTTTAAACGCAAAGAATCACACGGATTTTCGATTGTTAGAGTGTCATGTACCGACTTGTAGATGTATCTATCTACATTACGAGTAAAAGTATCAACCTTAATGGTTTCTTTTACCTGTGTAAATTGCTTAGTTGGCTTACAAGAGCAAACCGTTACAATTAGTAACGCTATGAATATTAAGTGCTTCATGTGTTTGGGTTTTATGAGAAGTAGATTTTAGCTTCTTCTTCTCTGCGTTTGGCTAATCCTGGAATAACTCTACCACCACCACGATTCCACTTTCTAAATTCATCAGCTATCTTAGGATTAAATGGATTGCCATTAACTAATCTAAGAAGTGTTGAACTTTTTAAGGCAGAAGTTCCACAATTGTAGGCAAATGAAACCAAAGCATCAAAGTTGCCCTGACTAATGTCATCTCTACAATAAGAATCAACTGCTTTCTCAAATGAAACTAAAAGAGCCATCAACAATGTTGTGGCTTCTTCTTCGGTAATCGGGGGATCGGTAAGTTTAACTTTATGCCCATCCTCGTAGTAGGTGCTTCCGAAACCTATCGTAGGCACGGAAGAAGGGCACAAATATGGCTTAGATTTAAAGCCTTCGTATTTTTTAATTAGATTTAGCCCTTGTTGGCTTACTTTTGTGATTTTCATCAAGTCCTAATTTGTGTTTTAAATCGGAGTTTTCGGTTCTAAGTGAGTGAACCTCTTGTGTTAGAGCATCCACTTTATCACTTAATTCCTTTACCTTATCAGACATCTCTTGTGCCATCTCTCTCCAGATTTTTATAGCCTCTTGTGTATTAGTAATTTCACTTCCTTGAACCTCAACATTTTCTTTCTTGCGACCAAAAAGCCAAGAGATGAAAGCACCGATAGCACCTGTAATCGAAGGAACAATTATATCATCTAAATTCATTACGATTGAGGAGTTATCCAAGGCAATGGAAGTGTAACAATAGGAGGATTCTTTTGGAACTCAATATCATTTACTAAACTAGAATCAATAGCAAATACATTAAGACCTTCGTTAAGCCAAGATTCAACTTGTGCTTGAGTTAGATCTGGATAGGCAGTAAAATCGGTAGAACTTGGAGTAGCACAACCCATAGTACCATAAGATTCGGCAATGTAACTTCCATCGGTAGCATTTCTTCTCCAATGAACAACGGATACAACATCTTGTAAGCCACCTTCTTGGGGCTTAGTATCTAATTGTACAACAATCCACTTAAATTCTACTGCCATATCTATTATAGTTCTATTTCTTCTGCTTGCTTAAATTCGACTCCTTTAACCCAACCATTCAAGAATGGGTAAGAATCTAAACCTTCTGGATTAATTACATGAATTGGCTCAAAGCTAATTTCAGTTAATAATAAATCCTTTAATTGAGAGTTTAGCTTTTTAACCCCTTCTTTATTAAAATTATATTCACCTTTTTCATTTAATAATAAGTTTCCATCTTTATCAACAGAAGCATTATCTAAACGAAGTTCCTCTTTCTTTTCATTAAACTCATCAAGTTGCTTTTGGATTCTTTCTCCAATCTTGATTAATTTCTTTTGACCTTTAGTCTTTCCTTCTCCTACCGAAGCATTTAAGAATTGAACAAGTGTCAATAATTCTGCATTTGTTTTCATTTTGTTTGGATGTTTATGTTTTTGATTGAGCAAATATAATAATATTTATTAATTAAGTTACACTTACGCTTTTTTAACAAATCCATTAGAATCAACATATAAATCTCCTGCAATCAAATTAGATGAAGTCAAATCCCCAACATTAAGTTTATCAGTAGTAAACACTCTTTTAGATTTTAAACTTAATTCATTATATGAACTTCCTACATTAGAATCTACTTCAATAACTATTTGATTTGTTGTACCTTTTTTAAATGCGATATAACCTACATTACCAAATCCATTTCTCAAAAATATACTTGCATTAGCATCGCCACTTGTTGTTGTTGCCGATATATTAGAATTGCCAATAATAGTTGCATCTGTAAATATTGGTATTATCCCAATGCTACCACTACCACTAATATTACCTCCACCACCTCCGCCTGTGCTATATTGAACTCCATTAACCCTAAATGTGCCCGTAACATTGACATCACCATTAACTTGCAACACACCGCCACCACTAACACCACTTGTAGTATTAATAAGTATATTTTTAGATGAGTTTATTCTCATAGCCTCACTAAATCCAATATAGAACCCCATGTGTGCAGCATTTAATAGTAATGGGATTGATCCATAAGTATTATTTACCGCATTTAAGAATATCGAATCATCGGTACTATTTAAAGAAGCCTTACCAACACCAAAGTTAATGTTAGAAGAAGGTTGAACTGTTAGCTTATATAAACTTGTAGTAGTGCCAATCATAAAGCTACTTCCATCATCGGAGGCAATACTATTAGTCAAAGATGTTGCACCACTCCATTTAGTTAAGAAGTTAGTTGTACCACTACCCGATACACCACCACCACCACCTGTTCCAATAGAAGTACCATTAATACGAAATGCACCCGTGATGTTAATATCTCCAACAACATCTAACTTATAAGCTGGAGATGAATTATTAATCCCAACATTCCCCGTGTTGTAGTAAATATTAGCACCACTTGTAGTCCATTGCGTTGCAGGAGAAGTGGTAGTTAAAATATTACCACTTGAATCAAATGCAAGGTATCCCGCTACTGTACCCGTAAATGAGGTAGTAGAAGTATAAAATGGAAAAGTTAGCTTACCCGAAGAAGCCCCTTTCACATAATTAATTAATTCCGATAAATCAGTATTCTTTGACATCTATTTTATTATTATGGGAATGTTACAGTTACGGCATCCCAATTTGAACAAGTTATTGCTACTACACAAGTTAATCTACATCCACTATCGTAAGCTGAATTTTGAACCTCAAAATATCCATTTTGGTTATTACGACCAACACCTGCTATACCATTTCCTGCTTGTTCTCTTAAATCCCACCACCTTTCATTTGGATTTCCAGAAGTATTGTAAGCAATACCAGCAGTGTATTTTAAATACCAAATCTCAGCTAAGTTACCCGAAGTTGTTCTTGTTGCATGGAAAGTAACCTCATATTGAAATTGAACATTATATCCTGCTGCGACTGTAAATCTCATATTGGTAGCAGTGGTATATGAGTTCACATCCATGGTACGAGAGTAAATCCGATGACCACGATTATCTGAACTAATATTTAACCTAATGCCCGATGCTTTTAAATCCTTTCCTAAAAATAAACTTCCGCTTGTATCAAGTGTCATTAAGTTTGTCCAATTGGTATCACCCCAACCAGAACCACCATACCAACGCAAATAACCTGAACCATCATTGTGAAACAACCATTTATAATTAGCTGATGTATTTCTTAAGCACATTGAAGCGAAAGTTCCCACAATGGACAATTGTTCAGTATATCCGCCTCCCCAATCATCATTGATAACAGTTGAACCATTTGCTTCTAATGCCCCATTAATTACTGTTTTATTATTAGCAAGATAAAGCCAACCAGATGTACTATTCTTTACATATAAATCATTGCCATTTTGATATATTTGCGAAGAAGTACCAGTTGATGTATTTGTAAATGTTAAATATGGAGTTGCCTTACTTATTGTTAAGTCGCCCGTTAATGTTCCGCCAGTTAGTGGTAAATATGAGCCACCCCCACCACCACTCGATGAAATAACTCCACCACTAATTGTGATGTTAGTTCCTGCCGTAATTACAGAGCCATCAGCAGCTAAGATTTGTGCTGAAGTACCACCCGATTTAACAAATGAAGTTGCAGTTACAGAACTCGAAGAAAGTATAGTTCCAATTACATGAAGAACCGCCGAAGGTGTAGCCGTTCCAATACCAACATTTGTTGAGTTACTAAAAATCAACGAATCTCCAAGTACATTAGAAGAAGTAAACTTAGGTACATAACCCGTAGTTCCACTACCATTAATCCCACTTGAAAGACTTGCGGTGTAAGAAACAAAATCAACTATATCATTACTCACAACACCCACACCTAATACAACGGTAGTTCCATTGGAAGCGGTATAATCAGAAGTACTTAATCTTGCACCATTGACATACACATCAACTAATCCAACTGTGTATCCACCCGTGATTGTAAAGGTAGTTTGACCCGAAGTAGCAGTAAATGACTGAACATTACGCATCCCACTTCCTGGGGTAATTGTCCATGATCTATCCGCACTTAAATCATAAGAAGTTCCATTAATCGTAATTAATCGAGAAGTAGGAGTATAAGAAGTATTATCATAAGAGATAGTAGTTCCAATAATCTTAACAAACCCTGTACCACTTAAAGCAGATTGTTTAGCATTAAATGTTGTCCAATCCGCAGAACTTAAATAACCATTAGCAGCATTAGTTGCTTGTGCAATTGAAATAACATTTGCATTTATACTCAATGGCAACGAAGCAGTTGTTATTCTATTTGTATAAGCAGTATCCCATTGCGTTTGCTTTGCATCGGTAGGCAATGAATATCCTAATGCAAAAGTAATTGCAAGAGTTCCCGAAGTAGTTATAGGAGAACCACTAACGGAGAATCCCGTTGGTACTGAAGCTGCCACCGAAGTAACAGTTCCACTGCTTGTAGAACCCGTTGAAACACTTCCATCCGCCATTAAAAACTCAGTAGATAATCCACCACTTTTCTTAATAGAAGAAGCAATTAAAGAACCATTGATTTGGACTAAATCAGTGCCATTATCAGTTGTTGTACCCCAAAGTAATCTACCTAATGAATTAACTCTACCTCTTTCGCTATTCTCAACTAAGAAAGCTAAAGAATGAAATGTAGATGTTCCAATTTGGAACACGCTATTAAGAGTATTCATGAAGCCCTTAATAGACATATCGTAGTGCATAACACCAATATTACCTGCACCTGTCTTGCCTCTTACAATAAAGTTAGTAGCAGAAGAAGTCCATGTTGGAGTTTGCCCAACAAACATATTGCCATCGGAATTAATTCCTACCTTCTCAGAGTTAGATCCATTTGTGTAGAATTGAATTCCACCACCAGCTTTCTTAGCTACAATAGCAGCATCTAAAGAAGTATTAGCTTGATAGTGAGCATCAGTACCAAACATTGCAGTTTCAGCACCGTTTTGATAAGCACTAAACATACCACCACCCGTTGGACCATTATTATCAACAATTAGTTTAGTATAGGCAGTAGTACCCTTTAAATCCATTAATGAACGAGGTGTGATTGTATTTACACCAATCAATCCACCATCTGTCCAAAAAGGAGAGTTAAGGAACAATGTTGCATCATTAAAGTAAGGGATATAACCCTTAGTTCCGTGCATATCCTTATTCTTCCACACATTAAGTGTAGTGTCATACATAAGGAAGTCATCAAGAACAGGATTGATTATACGAACATTATGTAGTTCATCTAATTCATACCCATTATCAACCTTAACAAATATCTTTCCATTAACGGCATGAGCATAAACAACCCACCCGATAATAATTGTATGCTGAGGTGCTTGTGGCTTAACATTAGTTAAGTATCCTGCATGAGTAGGGGATAAGTAAAGCACATCTCCATCTACCCAAGTTTCTAATCCATCATAAGACTTAGCACCCGTTGTATTAATCTTATTGATGTTTCCTGAGGTAGTAATAAAGCCTTCTTGATTATTAGTAATACTTTCAGTTACTAAACCAATAGTAGTTGCTGAATTTGGGTCATTATTAGCTTGTGCTAATACAACTGCAAGTCTTTGACCTTGTGCCCCACCTTCGGCAACAGAACGAATCCTAACGGCTCTAAAGTCTGCCTCATTTAATGTAGCACCTGTTTTGTTTACTACACGAAGAACTTGCTCTTGACCTAACTGCAAAGTAACATTTCCACCTTTTAATTTAAGGTCGGCAGTTCCATCTGTATCATTCCAAACAAGAGTTCCTGGAGTAGTAGGTACATTTGCGGTAGTTGGTGTATTATCTAAGTGTAAGAACCCACCACTTAATCCAAACTCACCTAAATCTACATTCTCGGTTGCACCAACATAAGGGACTGTATAATCAAGATTGGCAATAATGATACCCATTACCACATTGTTAATCAATGGGCTATCGGGGTAAACACGGACATTACGAGTATAATTAATATTCCATTCTGCACCATGTGAACGAATCCAAACATAGAAGTCAGTCATTTCAGTAACCTCAACATCTAAGTCAGGGTCATCTAATTGAAATGTAGTTGGAGTTTCTTCAGGGAATGTACCTGCAATAGTATAACCATAGTCAATGTTTCCAGCAGGAGGCATAGGAACATACCCCTCGGAAGTAAACTCTTGAAATACTCTTAATGTCTTTATTGCCATTGCTAATCTTCTTTTTGCCCTATTGGACTAATCCAACAATCTTCCGTATAAACCTTTGTATAATAAGCCAAATTTACATTATCTGAACCACTACTACAACTTAAATGCTTTTCCAATGTTGGGTATGATTCCGTTTCATCGTAGATAGTATCCAAGTTAGTCCAAGTTACCGCATTTAATGCAGTTGCTTCGGGGTCTAAAGAGTAGTTAAATTCGATTTCCCCTGCTATTTTCTTCATCTCTAACCAAACACCTTCGGTAACTCCTAAAGTGGCTGAAACGCCAAAAGAAATGCTTCCATCGACCTTTATTCTACGGTATATCTTTAGTTCCCCCAAACCATCAAGAAACATTCCAACAAATGGAACATTATTCTTTGCCTCTTGGCGAAATTGTAAACCAGCTTTTGCTTCAGTAGTGTCAAATGTAAAGGTGTTTAGGTATGCGACTAATCTAAATTCGGGTAATGTTTCTGTCCATCCATAGACATATCCTGTATCAACAGAAGTGGCAAAGTCGCCACTCCCATACATCTCAATCGCTGAACGACTAACATAATAAAAATATCCTATTTCTCTTGTTTCTATTGGCATTGTTATTCGGGTATAAAATCATCCATAAAGAAGGCAACAAATCTATCAAATAATGAACCTGCACCACCTGCTTGACCAAGGTCAGTACCTACCCCATTACGATTTTTTTTTTAGAGGAACTAAGTTCCTGATACACGATGTTGTTTTCAACATCAAATAGTGTACAATTTATTGAAGGCTCAATCTCGTTTGGAGTAAGTTCCATGAATACTACATCGGCAGTACAATCTCTTTCATTAAATTTCATTGAAAGAGGGAAGAACTTCTTGTCCGCTAATGCACCTTGAACAGGGAAGTTATAAATAGCCCCATATTCTAAGTTCTTCCCAATAATAGTACCTGTAAAAATATTACGATAATCTGAATATTGATTAAGAACATTCCTAACTGATAACTCTTGAATCTTATATGCGTATTCCTCATTTCTTTCTACAAACAAATTGCTAATACTATAACCCGTATCACCATTAGTAATATTAGATTCATCCGTAATTGTATTTACCCCATCTTGCTTCAAGATGTAACTGCCATTAAAAACCTCAATTGTACTTGGATTAATTGAAGTATCTTTTGGGTTAGTAGCAATAGTGCTTTCTAAGTTATATGGCAATACTGTATTAACTCCATAAGTTGATTCAACATTAAAGTAAGTTACAATTTGATTGTACAATCCCTCAAAAGCTGGATAAAAATACATTCTAAAATAAACTGTGCCATCATAAGGAACACTTACATTGGTTTCAGCAGTAGTATCAGTTTTATAAATTGAAGGGTTAGATGTACCCCAAGTTCCGCTAACCAAATACTTTGTTGTTTGAGTTGGAGATTCTAATCTTACCTCAAATCCTATATAAGACAAAACCCCTAATGTATAAGAGAATGTTTCATCATTATTAACATACACACTTGCTTCAATGTAAGCACCAATGTCATTAAATGATACACCCCATTCTTGAGTAGCATTATTTAAACATGGATAAACACTCCCACCATGAGTGAAACTTGTCCAAGATAATGCAGTAAATGGTGTGCCAGATGCGTTATCAAGAATTGTTAATGTAGCATCACCCCCTAATCCATCTGTTTGATATTTCTCATAAACAAACAATCCTGGGACATCCTTAGAAAATATATTAAAATTGCTATTAAGAATATTATCTCCATTGTAATACTGATAATCAATTTGTGATTGCTTATAAAATCTACGAATCTTTCTTTTTGGCTCTGCTACAATCAAGAAATCAGTTCCATGATTGTATTGCTTAATAGTACCGCTACCAATATATAATCCATCGTTATTATACTTATCTGTACTATAAACACCAAAAGCTAAATCTTTGGGTTTAACTAAAAACCATTGACCCCTATTTTGATATATGACAATGTTAAATAAATAGGACAAAGACTTCATGATTACATCAACACCAAATGGTTGATTGCCTTTTTGTCTAAATATATTAGTGTATGTCCCGAGTACATCAATAGTCCTTATTTCAGGCAAATTGTAACTCAAGTTCTTTAATTTTAACAATACATTGAACTCGTAATTATATCCAATAAATCTTAAGGCACTTGCAATAATATCTTTAAATGAATTAAATCCATATAATTTACGACCATTAGTTTCCCTTAATGTTGCGTTTTTAAATGCACTTAATCCATCAATAGTTTTAAATTCAATAGCAGGATACTTCAAGAATATATCTTCTTCGCACAACTCTGGAGAAACAAATCCTGTCCAAAACAAAGCACCATCACGATAGTATTCTAACACATATTCTTTCTCATCCTCAGAGATAATAGAATCCATGTTAATTGCACCACCTAATACTTTAAATGATAACACACTACCACGAATAGGGTAGAAGATGTCATCATCAGCAGTAGGATAATCAATCTCAACGGGTGTAGCTTGTCCATAAGGAATATCCGTTATTGATCCACTATAATCTTTCTTTAAGATTAATACCTTACACTTTGTCGTTAATAGAGTTGCAAAAGGCTTGCAAGTTCCATCAAATTCAAATCGGTATTTAGTTCCGTATCCTATCATTGTCTGCCTGTTACTCTAAGTGTTGTTTCTAAAGATTTATTAATTTGGTATCCCGTTTGTGTTGCCGTAATTGCACCCGTAAGGTCAATAGCTAATCTAATAGTTTGTGCTGAATAAGATGAACCACCATAGCTATAATTGCTACCTGATGACTTTTGAGCAACCGATTGAGTTTGACCACTCATACCACCTGTTTGCTTAGGTTTAGATAAAGCAGAACTAACTCCTTTCAATAATCCCCCTACTGCCATCAAAGCTAAACCTCCTAATAATCCAGCGGTTGCTCCTGCTGGAGTAAACATAGAAGTTAAAAATGTTTGTACCGCAATCATTGCTTTTGAAGCCATTACGATACCAAGACCAATCTTAACAAACATATCACCTAAAGCACTTAAAATTCCTGCACCAAATCTACTAATAGCCTCACCGATGTTCCCTCCATCGCCTATAAATGAAAACATATCAGCAAATGAAGATGAAACAGTTTGTGTCATTTCATCAACTGAAGCAGAAATAGTATTAGCAACACCAACAAATGCCATCTTCATTTTCTCGGCAGTATCTTGTGCCAATTTTAATGCAATCGTAGTTCCTGCTGCAAACTTTGCTAATTGTTCATCAGATAATGCCTTACCTAACATTCCACCTTCCATCCCTGGAAGTGGTTTAATTAATGACATTAATGCACCTTTTCTTTCGGCATCAATTTCACCTTGAAGTTGAACAACTTTTAATAAATATAACTTAGTAATATTAGCAGTATCTTCACCATATCTTTCAAATTCTGCTTTTTGCTTTAAGAAAGCATCATGCAAATCAGCTAATTTCTTCCTATTTCCCTCAAGCCCAATATTATTTATAGCACTAACTGCATCAGCACTCATTTGCTTTAATTTTTTCAAATGAGCCCCATATTCTTTTGTTTGAAAATCTGTACCAGCAATAACCTCAATTCTTTCTGATTTTTTACCTTTTGATGGGCTTTTGCTTGGATCTTTACTGAATGATGCCAAATAACTTTTATCAGTTATTCTTCTCATTCCAGTATTCTTCATTTGTCTTTCAATGATATTTTCGTTATCACTTTTTTTACCAAATGAATCTAAATAATCATGGAAATCTTTAACATACTTTTTAGCCTTATCTCCAAATAATTCAGCTACCCCTAAATCAAGTTCTCTAAGCCAATTCTTAGCATCTTCTCCTTTAAATAAATTATTAAAATCTTCGAATGCCATACCAGCACCCTTAAATCCTTTTATAATTAAATCTAATCCAATAGCAATAGCGGTAAGCAAATCCTTTAATAGATTACCCCAAAAATTGCTTGAACCAACTTGAGCATTAAGTGATTCAAAGTTTTTACCAATTTGAGCCGTTAATGTTGCTACATGCTCATATAAACCCCTGAAATCAAATGTCTTATCTAAATCTTCGCCAAGTTTAGCTAATGTAAATGAAATGCTTTCAGACATTTTATTAAATGCCCCTGCTAAAGTCTTTGATTGCTCATCAGCCATTCCATAAAATCTACCACCATAAGAGGTAGCTGAATCGAATGCCTCCGCCACATCTCTAACTGAGATTTGCCCATCGTGCATCTTTTGAGTAAGAACCGCCATTGATTGACCTGTCTTATCTGAAATAGCTTGCAATGGGTTGAACCCTGCGTTGATCATTTGGCGAGCCTCTTGCCCCATCAAACGACCCGATGCAGTTACTTGACCAAATGCTAATGATAATCTTTGAAACTTATCAGCATTACCGCCTGATATATCCCCAAGATTTTTTGTAATAGGTATAACTTGTTGAGCAGTTAATCCATATTGTAATAATGTTTGAGCCCCTTTAACAATGTCTTGAAATTGCATAGGAGAATTAAGTGCTTGCTCTTTTAATTGAGCCAACATCTTATCTGCTGATTCAGCACTACCTGTAAATACCCTAAATGAAACTGATATTTGTTGTAATTCAGCAGCAGTAGTTAATGCAGCTTTACCTATACCAATAATAGCAGTTGTAATGCCAGCAGTAGTCAAGGCTATGCCAATAGATGAGAAAGCGGATGAAATGGATTTTGAAACCCCATCCATACTACCACTAATCTGATTACTACTTCTTTGTGTGCTTGAGGCTAATCTTGACAATTGAGATGACAAACGACTAAGTTTGTTCATCGCATCATCTACATCTGCTCCAATTTTTATATAAAACTCATTAGTTTCTGCCATTACTCAATAGAATTAACCCACTTTTTAACTATTTCATCCGAAAGATACTCTTTTTCTTTTGATTTTTCTAAATCCTTACCTATATTGTCAATCCACAATGGTACAATCTCTTGAGGCTGTTGCACATCCTTACCTCCCATTGCTGCTAAAGATGCCCACATAAGATTCCTTATTGCATCCCATTGCTCTGCCTTCCTAAACTCAAAGCCGTGTTCATAGTCAAGAAATTCTCCTAAAGTCATTCTTTTCCACTCCCACGGCTTCAAACCTGTTCTATAAATTCTTGTGAGCATATTGCCCCAAGTTATTTCTACTTTTTTTTTGCTTGTGTAGCTTTTGGTGCATCTAAATCACTTGGCATTAAATCCTTAGTAATCCATTCTACAACAGTAATTACCTGAGTTTGCATCAACCACTTTGTTGCAATCATTTTAGCACTTTTAATCTTTGTGATTAAAGCATCTGCATCTTCTTCATGACCATTGATGTATAACCAATAAATATGACCACTAAGCATCATATCACGAGTTACCTCAATAAGTTTAGATGGATTGCTTTCATACTCTTGCATATTGATTAAGTCATTGAAGTCGCCTCCTAACTCCTTAACATACACATCGTTAATGCTACCTAAAGAAAAGTCAAAGTTGATTTTTTTGCCTTCAAAAGTAATACTTCTCATGTTTTTTGTGTTTGTGGGTTTAAACAAAAAGGGTGAAGAACTAAATCCTCACCCCAAATGTAATCAATTATTTTTGATTATTAAGCACCTACGACATCCTTAGTCAATGCTCCTGTACCTTGCAATGTAATCTCAACAGTTGCAATCTCTTGATCACCAGCTTGAACTGGCTTAGAAGCCACATAAGCAGTACCTGTAAGAGTTGTATCTGCTACTGTTGCAGTCTTGAATGATACAGTTAAAGCAGTTTGGTCTAACCAAGCAGTCAATAACTCATCATAAGTGTAGTTTGAACCACCTTCTGCGTAATCAACTTGAATAGTAGATGTGATTGACCAAGACTTACGACCTGGAATCTGAGTTGCCCATGCACCACTATCTTTGCTTGAAGTTTCAATCATTGAAGTGGATAAATCGATACTACAAGTAGTTTCGTTTGCTATTTTTTTAGTACCTACGAAGATGCGTAAGTCTGTTCCTTTTACTAATGCCATTTTATTATTAATTTAATTGATTTAACAATTGACTGAAAATTATATTTTGTTCTACTTGCCATCCTGTTGGCAATTGTAATATTACGGAATTTGTTTGATATTCACAATTGATGACCTGCCAACCCGTAAGGTATTGACTAAATCCATAAGTGTTATTAGAAGTAATAATTCTTGCAATGATAAGATTGGAAATATCATTCACTTCCTTCTTACCACCTTCACTTGAATCGTATCTTTGGATAACACTAATTTCAATAGTTGAATCTCTTTGAAAAGTATCCTTACTTCTTTCTCCTCTTGAAATTTGATTCCCTAAAATAATAACAGGATATACTGCACCTTCGGGAACAATTTCATCATAAACACCAACTGCTTGACTATTATAAGTGATTCCACTTAATGCTTGGTAGTATGCCTTCCGTAAATCAAATGCACTATCCTTGTTTATCATTTTAGTAAATTTTTCATTAATGTACTTGTCTTTCTATTTAAACTTCTTCTTGCAATAATATAGTGATGCAAAAAGTATCTTCTTGGTCTAACCGACATTCTTGGATTGCCTCTTCTGAATTTCAAAGCAAAGTCTGAGAACTCACTATATTCAGCATTTAACCTAAATTGATTTCCAGTACCAAATTCTTGATAAGGGGAATGACCAGCTCCGAAACCTATTTTAATATTTGGGCTTCTCTTTGATCCTAAATTGCTTCTATATTGACTATTCTTTAGTTCGCCTGTATCAACAGGTGCACTTGACCTTGACCTCATCTCAATGTAATCTGCTTCTTTAAGCACATTTTCACCAATTTGCTTATCAAGCCTATTCTTTGCTCTTTCAACTTTATTTTGAAGAACCTTTAATCCTGCGAAAGTTAGTTTAAGCACTTCTTCTTGTTGCTTTAAAAGTAAGTTTTGTTTTTGTAAAGTCTGGATCAATAATATTGCTTAAAGCATACTCAACTCCATTAACTTCTAAAATATCAGTTGTTATTGGAATGAATGAGTTGCGATAACGCATTTCTCCTTCAAAGGATTGATTGACACCAAACTTAGAGCTTTCAATGTTTCGGATACCTCCGTAGTTGCCATAAAAAGAACTTGTTTCCGCAAAGTATATACTTGTCGTATAGCTTGAATAAGTTACTCCAGATAAACCACCTGCACCATCGGATGTAGCCGATAGTTTGCGTTTAAATGTACCTTTAATTCGATTAAGTTTGTTATACATAAATAGGGCGATAATGTCTTATTCTGTCCTTAATTGCTTTTAATGCAAGTCTTTTATCTTCTACCTTATTGTCGAAATCTACGGCAATAATATCAAGAATTGAGTTCTCAATATCTTTAGGTAATGAAGTGAATCCGCATACATAAGTTATTTTAATGCCACCGCCATTATAAGCACTTAATTTTGTTTTCTCTCCACTTAATTCATAATCAGTATCAAGAATAAGTGCTTTATTATCAAAATCAACTACCGTAGTAATTGACTGAATAGGTGCAAATGGCAACATAACTGTACCATTGATTTGAGTATAAGATAATCTTACTGTTTTAGTCTTTAAACCACATTCAGTAAATAATTCAACCTCACGAAAAGCGGAAGCTAATAAAGCCGTAAGTTTATCATCTTGGTCATCAAAATCAATGTTCAAATGCTCCTTAACTTGTGCTAAAGTTATAGGAATAGGTAATGAATCTGATGTTACCACCAAATCCATCCCTTGAGTTTTAACCGCTTCTAATTCGTAAGCCATTATTTCTTCTTGAATACAGGTTTATCAGCTTTATCCTTATCTGCTTTAACAGTTGCAGATTTCTCTAAAACCTCTACTAATTTTTTGTTATTTAAAACATCTGCACGATCATCCGAACATTCGAAAATATCACCTGCATTACGCAAAGCATTAGTTTCTAAGTCATGGAAAATAGTCAATACTTTTACCTTTGCCATTATATTATTATTTAGTTTTTAAAAAATAAGCCTACTGTTCTTATGGGAAGTAGGCTTACATAATTAACAAAAAACAAAACAAAAAGATATATTATGCTACCACAAAAACACCTTTTCTCATTGCTGAACCGAAGTAGATTGGCAATGCGATTGATTCCTCAACACGAACAGTTACCAAGTTTTTAGTGAAGTTATCACCATCTTCGTAAGCGAACTCAGTCATGATGTTATCTTCGAACAACAATTCTGCTGCACGGTTCATATCACCTACTAAGAAGCTATTTGCATCAATGATGTCAGTAGCAATTACAGGAACACCAGCGATAGACAAGTTACCACTTGCAACTAAAGAAGGGAAAGAGTAACCTGCACCTGATTCTTTGTTGATCAACAATTCCATGAAGTCGATTGGATTAACCAAAACAACATTTGGAGTAAAACGAGCAGCCTTCAATTGTGCGATAGCGTTAGCTAACTTATCCCAACGATTAGAAGAAGTTGTTACTGAACCTGATGGAGTGTAAGAAGTAGCTGATTCCCATAAGCCTACGAAATCAGAAGTACCTGCAGTATCTAACAAGTTAGTATCTTCAACGATTAACAAATCTTGTACCATTTGAGTAGATACGAAGTTTTGCAACCAAGATAAGCGTTGTAACATTTGCTTAGAAATCTTTGCGTAAGCAGCGATTGTCTTAGGAGTTACCTCTGTGATTGTGAAATCGTAATCCACTTGAGCCTTAGAAGCACCTTCAGTTTGGATTGCAGGAGCACCTTCACCACTTGTTTTCTTAGCAAACTTGAATACACCATTTTGCTCAATTGTAGAAGAACGCATCAAATCACGCAAGTGAATTTGGCGGAAAGGATCAGTCAATACAACATTTGACAAACCAGCAATCTTAGAAGCCCAATCAGAACCAATGTTTGCAGGCAAAGTCATTGTACCTACTGCTTTCATGTTCAATCCGAAAGCTGCATCACGGCGAGCACCTAAAGCCTTAAATTTATCAGCATTAGCTTCGAAAGCCTTAGCCATGAAGTTCTCAGGTTGAGAAGATACATTCTTTTGGTTTGCATCTAAGATAGAATCAGCTAATCCTTTTTCTACCAATCCTAATTTCTCCTCTAAAGAAGCAAATTTCTCACCTGCATTCTTAACTTGGTTAGTCAAATCATCAATGTTCAAACCTTCGATTTCACGACTAACACCTTTTTGAATCATTTCGTTAAGGTCGCCTTTTACTTCCTCAACTAATTTTTTAATATCCTCCATTATTTAAACGAGTTTTTTAATTGTTGTAAAAATTCTAATTGTTGTTTTTGGATTAATTCTTCTGGATTAATCGCTTCAAGAGTGGTTGCAATCTCCGACTTCTCTCTACCATTAATTAGCTTGAACATTTCCGACTTGATAAAGTTATACTCAATTTCTAACAATTCATAGGATTCATCCTTTAAATTTCCTTTACGCAACATTTTGTAAAGTTTTTCAAATCTATCTGATAACCCTTTAGCATCCAAGGATTTTAACCCTAAGAATGGTGTATCGGGATTAGCAGCCCATAAAACTGAAGAAAACTCATATAATTTAACTTCTTGAATCTCATAATAAGGAATCCCGTTTTTAGGCTCTACTTTATCCTCTTTAATTGTTGAGAACCCAATTGAGTGTTGGTTGATCAATCCTTCTTCGTAAAGTTTAAGAATGTCCTCACCAACTTCGGTATCAACAATTTTAGCTTCAAAGTAAAGACCAAAAGAATCTTCCTTTAAGACTTGTGGCTTTCCAAGAGGCTTAGAAGAATCATGGTCATGTAAGAACCAAATTTCATTCTTGCCATCTACACCTCTTTCTTTAATGGTTTTAGAAAATGCACCAGGCATAATCATATCACCATGTAAATCAATATTACCAAACTTAGCTGCGTAACCCGTAACGATTCGCTTTTCGATGTCTAAGTCAGTAATCTCTCCATCAGACTTTATTTTATAATCTCTCATATCTAATTCAATATTCGCAAATATAACAAAAATTAATTATTACCAAACTATACAAACATAATGCCACAACGGCAATTAACCAATTCGGATACAGGTGCACTATTATCGCCTGGAGCATTCATTGGGAATCCTCCTACGATAAACTTTTCAGAAATGCCAATAGCAGGATAATCAGCCATAGCACCATGTGTTGCTCTCTCTTTTCCATCCATTGTTACTATCCACTTTTTCTTAATTTCTTTTTTCTCCAATTTAGCCCACTCTAAACTTGCAAGATTCATAATCTTAGTTGTTTCAGTTCTTGCAATCATTTGGGCACGAATAATATTCTTTTGCGTAAGATACAAAGCAAGCAAAGTGATAATAGCATTAGCAGATATTCCTTGGCTAACCTTGTCCTCTACAAATCGCTTTATATCGTTCTTAATTGTTCGAATGATACCAAGTATCACAATGAACTCTAAAAGGTTGTTAAAAAGCAAAAGAACTGCCAAATTCCATGCGTTATTAAACTCATCATCTTCGGCTTTCTTATTAGTTGTGTTTAAGAACTCATTTTGCTTTCTCCCAAACTTATAATAAGCATCTTTAAGAATCTCCATCATCCACTTATCGCTAAAGTGCGATGTGATGTGAAATGTGCTTGGATTTCTACCATCAAGGCTTTTAATGTAAGCCTTTGTTTCAATGTTTAATTTAGTTTGTAAGAAAGCATAAAATCCTCTTTCGTTTATATCATGCCTTCGTGCCCATGCTCGGATGTATTGTGATTCTTTCATTTCTTGTTTCTAAATATGCGTTCAACCTTTTTGCGTTCAATTCTTTTATGCTCAGGCTCATAAGTAATCATGAACCCAAGCAAGAAAGAAGCAACTGCACTAACTATAACAATAATTGAAGTGATATAATCCATAATTATTCAGTTTCATCAGTTCCAATAATCGGAGAACCGATAGTGTTAGGGTCAATATTCAAGCTACCAATTGGCACTTGATTAGATTTAATATAAACATTTTGCATAATAGGGTCATTTGTTGGCTCAAAGTCCATAAACACCCTTTTCTCATCTTGAGTAAGAACACCATCAAGTTTCTCTAAGATTGTCGCTGCATCCAAGAAGTTTTGCTTCATCTCTGGATAAGCATCAACATCAAAGCGTAAAATGTATTGAGATGGGTTAATGCTCATTGTAGGAGCAAGCCATGCAAGCATTTTTTCCAATACTTTAGATTGCAATGGAATAACGCAGTTAATAATCATTCTACGGATAAAGTGAGCCAAGTTGCTTTCAGTCAAGTTATCTGAGTTCAAAAGAACATAAGGATAGTGCCATAAACGACACAACTGCTCGGTAGATAACTTACTCATTTGGCGAAGGTCTAAGTCAATGTTACTCGTAGATAGCTTTAAGTAACCCATCTTAGTATTTGAGAAGGCAATACGACCTTGGTTTGCCGAATTGTAAACTTTGTCATAAACTCGGTCTTGCAAATCCTGATAACCACTTCCACTAATATCTTGAACATTAGGGTCATCGGTATAAAGCATACCAACCGCACCACGAGTTTCGTAATTCTCAATTGCTACTTCCTCACCGCTATTAGCTTTTTGTAAAACACGAGAACCAGCTTGCAAAGGAGAGAATCCACGAGGAATGCTCAAGAAGTTGGTTTCGTTGGGATTGAATGAACGGAACGATAAGAAAAACTTAGGGTCAATGTTTTGCACATTTAAAGAGAAAATGTTATACCCAATAATCTTACGGAATCCATCTGTAACGATTTGGTAGTCGTTAGCAGCGATAACATGAAGTCTTGCAATTTTGCCTTTTTTGATTGGATCTTCCTCCGCATAAATACCAACATCACCTAAAAGCAAGTACCAAGAGAAAATAGCCTCAAAAAACTCTTTTGTTGTTTGGTAATTGTTTGGTTGTCTTAATAATGCCAAAATTGGATGTTCTTCCAATTCCTTTAAGTTCTTCTTCTTAATGCCATTAGCTTCCATGATACTTCTATCATTTGGTCGCATCATTAAGGATTTAAATCTTTCCGCCTTCTTTACATCAACCTTATTAGCTTGATATAATTCTAACGGAACTTCAACGGCACGAGATGCAATATCACTAATGATTGCATACACATCCACATTCTTTTCGTATCCATTTTGAATCGCATCACGATAGTCAGCGTTGTATAAAGAATAAGTTTGCCCACCCATGAAGATTTGTTGTTGCTTCATTTGTTGGCTTTCAATTGAAATGGCTTTCTTGCCAGTAATAAAATCGAATAATCCCATCGTTTAAAAAATTAAAAGTTTCTTTTTTGAATACTTTGTATAAATCGCATATCTAATAGCATCAAGTGCGTGGTTAAAATCATCTATTGGTTTATTGATTGGTTTACCACCAACCGTTAGCCATTGATAATTGTCCACTTCTTTCTTGATATTCTTTGACCTACGAGTATAATACACTTCATACTCTCGTAATTTACTAATACCAGCATTAACGGAATCGTTCCCTTTTACTGCTTTGAGAACTTTGACACCAGCTCTGCGTAATTCCTCAATTGATTTTGGATCAGCACTATCGGCATAAATCTCCCCATACTTATCGGGGTACATTTCAATCCTTTTGACCAAATCGGAATTAGTTAATCCTTTATCGTAAATTACTTCGTCAAGGTACAACTTATTACCAATTTTAGCAATTCTCACTAAAGCGGTTGGGTCATTAGAGAATCCAAAGTCAAGCCCACTAAAAATAACCTCGGCATCCTTCGGAAAGAACTCGCACACTTGCCAATCATGATAAATCAAGGATTCACTACTTGGCTTAGGATTTTGCTGATAAAGTGATTCAAAAGTAAAAGGTTCATTTTTCTTAACCTTTAATAGCTTCTCAGCACTATGTTTAGCCTCCCATAAAGCCTCACCTTCTTTTCTGTGATCATAATCATTCTCGGCTCTTTCTCGGATAGCGGGAAACTCAATAATTGTCCAATCATCATCTCTTTCAAGCAAACGACCAGCTAAGTCATCATCGTACCACCGAGTTTGGATAATAATTTGTGCTGAATCGTTATGTAAGCGAGTTTCGAACACATCGGTGTACCAATTCCACAACTGCTCCTTGATAATGTTAGATTGAGCCTCTTGGCGGTCTTTTAAGGGGTCATCTATAATACCTAAGTCCACGGCAGTTCCTGTTAGTGAACCACCACGACCAACGGCTTTTAAATAACCACCTGTTCCAACTACTTGAAAAAACTCGGCGGTTCGAATAGCTTCACCTTTCTTTTCACTAACACGAGTGTCGGGGAATAATATCTTATACTCATCACTCGTGATTCTTCTTTGGATCTCGGCACTAAATTGTTCAGCTAAGGTTGCGTTATAAGATGCAAGAGCAATCTTTAGATTAGGCTTCTTACCCAAAGCATAAGTCGGGAAGCTACGAGTTGATAATTCAGACTTTCCGTGTTGAGGAGGTACAAATATCATTAGCTTCTTAATCTTGCCATCAAGAACCATATCCAAATGGTCGGCAATAACTTTATGAAACCATTGCATATCATAGTCAGGCTTGATATACTTTACAAAGTTATCAAATGACCTCCTCGAAATCTCTCTCCTCAATATCTCTCTCTCGAAGTTCCGAAAGTCGTTGTCTAATTTCTTCATCGCTTAATTGTCTTGGGTCTATAATGTCTTCTCTAACTACCTTTTCCATTTGAATAGCTTGTAATGCCTTTCCATGTTGAAACTCTAACATAAATTGAGTGTTCTTCATTTCACCATTCTTAATATCACCTAAGATGGCATTGGCTACTACGGCAATGAAACCAGGGGTTTGAGAATCGGTTGCTACTCTTTTGATCTCACTTACAGTCATTGATTGAACTAAAGCGGTAACACTCATTACATCATGCCTACTTAGCTTGACATCAAGAATATCACCAGCTTCTTCGATGACTTTCCTAATCATACTCTTTGGTCTTCCATTAGGATTGCGAACCTCACCCTTTTGAACAGGCTTTAAGTTCTTAATACTATTTGGGTGAACCTCTCTTTTCTTTTCTTCACTCATAAGTGTAGTTGTTTAAGGGTTTCAAATTGGGTTTATATTTTTTTTATGTGGAATTGATTTTTACTTTCTTTTTCAAAATTGGCTAACCGAAAATATATTACACTATATCATTACACTAAGTATTACACTAAAGAGTATAATAATATAATATATATGTTTTCTTATTTAGAACGAATCTAAATAACACCTAACTACTTAATAACCAAACCTTTATCTATGAGTTTTACCCGATTTTTGCCTTATTTAGAACCAATCTTAATAATGTTTACACCACAAACATAACACTTCTTATTTAGATTCAATCTAATTTCTTTGTTTTTACCTAATTTTTAAATGCGGTGTTTACATCTATTACCTATATTTTCCTAGGTTTTTTTTGTTGGGTACCCCGACTAATTTCAGTAACCCCTCTTTGCTCCCCACCTTTTGGGATCACCCCCTCAAATGCTCCAATACAGCCCAATAACACCAAATAACACACCTATGCGGGTGTAATCATGTAGTTACAAAGGTATCCCCACGGTGGAGGGTGTAGTAGTAAGGGGGTAGCCCACCACCTAAAACCATATAATAGCAATCCCAATAACCCACCAAAGTGAAACAATATAACACCCATAGATAACACCCATAGATAGCCAACATAGTAAGCCAATACACCCAACTAGATAAACCACATAAACACACACACCTAGCTAAGTAGATCCACCTAGGTAAGCCAATCAATACAACATAAAACAATAAGGTAGTAACATGAGTAACTAACATAACCCAACTAGGTAAATAGGTTAATGAATGTGATCACCTAGGTAATAGCATGAGTGTACTAATGTGATCAGACATAAGATCCAATTTAAGGTACTATATCTTTAATCTAAGAGAGTTTATAAGTAAGGATAATAATCATAAGGGTAACCATAATAAAGTGCCTTAGATGCAAAAAGTACCTAGATCATGCTAGATAAATGTTTACGGGAATAGAATATATACTTTTTTATTATACTCTATTATTACACTTAATAGAGTAATTAAGAGTGCAATATATGGTGTAATAAGAGTGTAATATATAGTGCAATAAAGGGTATAATCTGTAATTGGTAAAAAAGTGATTTATTTTAATTACACAAGTGCTTAGGATAAGTATTTTATATCATGTCGCTATTTAGAATGATTATAAATATTGATCGAAATCAAAAATAGTTTAATTGATCTATTGTATATTTGTAAACAAGTATTATATTCGCATATCATTTAAACACAACAAAAAATAAAACATTATGAAAAAGCAACTTTTAAACTCAATCACAACTAATAATTTCCTAGTTAATCTTTTTGCTTCATTGGGCATTATTTCAATTTTAGGGCTTGTATCTTTTCCTTTTATGGGCTTGCCTTCATTGGCTTTTATTTGTGCCGTTTTAGTTCCTTTATTCTTTGTCCTTATGAGTTCAAGCGAAAAGGATTTGTACACCGATTTAAAAGAGGCAAAAGATCAATTAGGTTTATCAATGTTCACAAATGATAAAGCCCTATTGAAAAAATGCTTGCAAGTTGCTAAATCAATTTAATAAACCTTTAAAAAATAAACACTCATGAAAAACTTGACACCTACACAAAAAAGAAATTTATTAGCTGATTTGATCACCTTAAAATCTCAATGTGGTTATGATATAATTCACCTAGTTGGGCAACCGCTAAGCTATTTTGATTTCGAAAAGGTAAAATCTTTAATAAATGAAATTGCAATAGAATACCAAGAAATGACAGGTCATGAGTTTTATTTTACCTATTCAGAAAGAAATTAAAAAATATTTTTATCTAGCTATTGTATATTTGTAAACAAGTATTATATTTGTACAAGAAATCAATCACACAAAAAAAACAACATTATGAAAACCTTTCAAACTACCTTACAAGTTATTTTATTGATCCTTTCAGGCTTATCTCTTATGCTTATCATTAAGCAAGTTTTAGAAAGCAATTATAGCACAAATCACCTATGCTTAATTATTGTTTTTTGTTTACCTGTTATATTTTGCTTTGTATTATCAGCAAGTTTATTAAGCCAAAAGAAATAATCATTTAACCCATAAACACAAAATAAGATGCAAAACATAGAAAGAATTAAGGTATTAAAATCAAGAATGCAGTACCTAAAAAACAAGTTAGCTTTTTGTGATTCATCAGTTTTTAAAATCACTTTTTTAGCATTCACAAAAGCACAAGATGAATGCTCACTACTTGAATCACTTGAATATCAAAAAAACAAAAATTACCAATTTTAATAACAAATCTTTTGACCCTTAAATTTTACTACCATGAAAAACACAACTAAAAAAGAAATTATCGAATTATTCCTAGGAGAGGATAAATTCACAAAATCAGATATTATGGAAACCCTAGGAATTTGGGCAGTGATCTTTATAGCCTTAATTTTTGCTTCTTTATTATCTTAATTAACAAATCCTTTAACACTTAAAAAATACTATTATGAGCAACTTTAATAAATACGCATTTTTAGATGATCTAAAAACTTTATTGCTAGATGAAGTAATAAACGAAAATTTAACTGATATAGACTCAATTCAAGATTTTATTCATGAGGAATTAGAGAGGCAGGTAATGTATTCTAGGGATTGTTTCGAAATTGCTATGGATCTAAATCTAACTGATTTTAATGATTTCGAACTAGGAGTACCTACAAGCATTTATCAGCTTGCTTATATGGGTCTTTATGAGTTTACAATTGAAAATTTTGATCATGGACTGATTGAGTCAGCAATTGAGTATAAAGATGAATTTATAAAATTTGTTTTTAGCGATAATTGTATAAATGTGGAGGGTGGGAAAACTAAAACACAATGCACTCAATACTCAAAAGCATTTACTCAAATTGAATTGCTAGAATACTATTTAAAAGAATATTCATATTAATTTTTAACCTATAAAACACAAACACAATGAAAAACTTTCTAGTAACATATTTTGATACCAGATTGCAAATCGAAAGAAAAGAGATTTACTATTCAATTTCTTTAAAAGATTGTGAATCAAGTTTTGATTTCAGAAATCCAGATTACTTTATTTTAGATATTCAAGAAATAGAATAATTAACCTATAAAAATTTAAACTCATGAAAAATTACAAAGCAGTAAGATGTTACGATTCAGATTATATAAGTGAAGGTAAAAAAGTTTTTTATGTTACGATTGAAACAGATATAGATGTTTTAGATTATATTTCTTTTGATACAGAAAACGATGCATTTACATTTATAGATTTTTATAACAATAAAAAATAACACCATGAAAAGATTTAGAATAAAACAATCAGATGAAATTATCGCCAATGTTAGGCATAGGGGTGAAATAGTAGGAAAATGCTATTTCGACTGCGGAAGCACTAAAATAGATCAAATAGTAGCTAGCATGAGAGAAAGAATAGACTGGGAATTAAAAGGAACAGGTAAAAGAATTGAAATAATGATTTATAACCGATCAACAGACAAAGTAAAATACATTGACACCTTTGCATAAAGACATTAAGCCCCAAATAGGGGCTTTTGTCGTTTAAATAGGGGCTTACTTTATTTTTGCCTCATGTAATTAAATTAGCCCTATTTGGGCTTTTGTTGTTTTAGCCCTATATGGGCTTTATTTGTTTAAGCCTTACCAATGTATCAAGCGAAGCAATTCGAAGCGATACACGGCAAAAGAAAGGCTAATTAACTAGGTGTTTATTATGGCTTATTAAAGCCTAAAAA